CGGTCGCGAGCGAACCCCGTGACCGTCAACCCGTAGCCGCACGATCCGGTCTCGTCGGTGAGCGCCGGGTCGACGATGAGCGCGACGTAGAGCCGCACCTTCTCGCCGGCATACTGCGGGTCCAGGAGCGTGAGCGTCCGCTTGTACGGATACGAGAACTCGTACTTTCCCGAGAACTTGTGAATGTTTTGCGGCTTAAACGGTTTCTCGGCCGGATCGACCATCCGGTTATACATCCAGGCATTGAAGCGCCGCACGTCGGTCTTGAGGCGCATGGACTCGAGTCGCTCTTCGTCGAGGTAGTCAGGAAAGTAATACTGCCACGAACCGTCGGCGACTTGCCACTTGGCTTCGAAAACGTAGCTCTGCCACGGCAGGTCGTTCTCGGCGACGCCCGAGCGGCGCGCGGCTTCGTTGAGGTTCTCGATTCGACCGTAGCAATCGATTTCCGACCAGCGTGTTCCGGTAAGCAACACGGCGCCCCACGACGGAAGCTGCGGATCGAACGCCTCGATATAACTCCACAGGTTCTCTTGCTCTTTGATCGAGTCGCAGTTGACTTCCGTTACAAGGTCGTCGCCGTAGATAAAATCGGGATGGTTGCCCGTCGATGTGCCACTGGTTCCCATCGTGAAGACCGTCGGGTCCGCGCGCGATATCGTGCGCCACGGAATGACGATCGCATCTTGGTTCCACACCTCTGCGCCAAAGTAGGGGTCGCCGAAATAATGCACGACCTTCGGGCTGCGTAAAATGTTTTGCACCAGCCGCAAGAGCTTGCGCGCTTCTTCGCGGGTCGAGCGGAAAATGCCAATGGAGATATCAGGGTTCTCGAGCACGCGGCGCGCGATACTCTTAGCAACGCCGTAGGTCTTATTTGAAAACCGCGGCGCGAGAAACATTGAAGAGAGCGGCTTGCGGCGTAGCCTCGACATATCCGGCCCGGCCGAATCGAAGATGTCGAACATTTGCTTGTGTGGCTGATCGTAGACCGGCCACTTATCGGTCGCCTGCCAAAAGGCAAACGTGCTCTTGGTCATCCGGCGCGCTTCGGCCCATTCTTTTGGGCCGAGCTCGGGTCGCGGTATCGCCGCCGCTCGCGGTCCGCGGGGCATTAGCTCGCCGCGGCGGTCGCGGCCTTCTTGACCCTAAAGGTTCGTTGCTCGCCGTTGCCTGGAATCGGCGCGGGGGCTTCGGGTGCGTCCCGGCGGAGTTTCGTCCTTTCGGTCGGCGACATTTGCTTCATGTAGACCATAACGGCTGCGATGAAGGCAGACTCCGTGACCTGCATTTCTCTAGGGACGAACGCTCCGCCGGCTAACTTGCAGAGAGTCACGACCCCGGCGTACGGGTGGTTTCGCCGAATCGTGAATGTCGCCATCGCTAAGCTATCGCGAACTCAGTTGACGGGGCTTCGCGAACCGGAAGCCCGTCTTCGAAATCGGTTGTCGTTGCGAAATAGTGCGTGATGCAATCGTACGCCGCGTTTCGCGCCGCGACGACATGCGGGCGAACTTCGGGATCGTCGTACTCGGGCTCTTGCCGAATCACGCCGTCCTTAGTCTGAAGCGGGAGCAAGATGAAGTTGATTGCGTTCTTGACTTTTGTGTCTCGCGCATTCTGTGAGAACTGAATAGCGGCGAGGTCCTTTTGAGCGTCGATGACTCTGCCTTGCGCTGCGAGCGCTGCCACATCGGCGACCGGTCGTGGGCCCTGGTGCATTGGCTACCTTCCTTTATTGCGAGATTTGCGGTTTGCCGCTTTTCGTTTCGGCTTGGTTTTCGTTTCGATATTACGCCCCTGAGAATCGGCGCTCGACTTCTTGGCGCCCTTCTTCTTGCCGGCGGCCTTCTTCTTTTTGGCTTTGTTTTTGTTGACCGTCGCGTATCCGATCGACTTAGCATCCTTCGCGCTCTTGCCGCTCTTCTTCATCGACTTGGCAACGTGCGAAGCCATGCGGTCCTGTTTAGCAGTAAACCGTTTTTTCTTACCCTTGGTCGTCGGCATGGTGGCCCTCCTTCGGTTGATAGTCGAGCCGTTCAACGGCGGCGCAGTAGTCCCCCCAATCGGCGCCGAGCTCGCGGAGCAAGAGACGCTCGACTCCATCGGCAAACATGTGCTCGTCGTGATAGGGCGCGTGCCTGTCTTCGCCGGGCTCGGAGTCGGCGGTAATTTCACAACTGCATCCAAAGACCCTGACAAGCGTCTGACAAGCGCACTCGCCAGGAAACTCCACCGGCTTGTGGCCTTTCCGTAGTCGCTCGTAGAGCTTGTCGAACTCCGTCGAGCGGTCTTTCTTGCCGTTGGCGACCTGGAGCGCCGCCTCGATCTGCTCGTGAATCGCGCAAGCGAAGCCGAAGCGCCAGTCGTCCATCCGGGAGACGAGGACTCCCAGGTCCGACTCGTGTATCCCGTAATCGCCGATCGTGTCGTACTCTTGATCGTTGTGCGGGATTGTCGTTACCTCGACGTTGCGAATCTCTTGCATGTTAGCCTTTCACTGGAACGCGCTGGAACTCGTGACCGCGACGCCACGAATGCTCCTGGCTTGGAATGCACGGGTCGGCCGCGTGCGACTCGGGCTTGCGGCACCAATGGCACGACCGCC